CTGCAAGTCAATGTCCGCAAAGTCATCAAGCACCGTCCGCTTGCTTTCATCCGGGGACAATTGTTCAATAAACGAATTCAGAAAGCCCGTTGCTTCTGTCACAATATCAATGAACCCCTTGCCAAGCGTTGTTTTGAGTTGGTCAACGTTGGTTTGCAACTTGCGCACGCTGTTTGCATATCCGTCCGAAGTGCGGGAGAAATCGCCCTGTGCGTCTGCGGTTGCTTGCATCAGATATTGATACCGCAACATTGTTTGTTCGCCCTGTGTCATTTTCTCAAAGGTCTTTGACAACCCCTGTTGCAACGCAAAGGCGTTCAAGTTGGCAACAGACATATTTATACCAAGCTGTTTCAGCGGTTCCGTTTCGCCGCTGATACCAGAACGAATTTTCTGGAATGCCGTATCAAAATCAAGGTTGTAAAAGCTTGCCATGTCAGCAGTCAACCCGGCAAGGTCTGTTGACATATCAACAATTTTGTCACCGGATAAACCTGCGGATTTCATCATTGCCCCCAAGGTGCTTGTGAACCGCTTTGCCTGTGTTTCCGTCAAGCCAAATTGACTTCCGGCGGCTTTTGCCCATGATTCAATTTTGCTTGCGCCTTGACCGAAGGTCACATCAACAACGTTTTGCACCTCTTCCAAATCGGAAGACGCCGCAATTGCATCCTTGCCAATGTCAAGCAACGCTTTGCCAATCTTTACGGCACTGAACCCGGCGGCAAGCTTTTTCAGCATCCCGGAAAATTGGTTGCCAATGTTGTCCGTTGACTGCTTTGCGGCATTATCCCATTTCCCGGTTTCCTGCTGGATTGCCTTTGTTATGTCTTTAATATCCGCAATTGCGTGCCGCCCGTCTGCGGTAACCTCAAAAACAATTTGCCCGTCATTCGCCACCCGTTTTCACTTCCTTTTCTGCCGCCTGTGCCTTTTGAATCATGCCCATTAACCCGGCAAACACGTTTGACACATCGGTTTCGTACTTGCGTTCTTGCTCTTTCTCGTTAAGATGCAAAGCTACGCTTTGTTTGGCTTTCATCAGCCATTCCCGTTCTTTTTGGTTGTACTTGGTTGCGGCGGGCATAGGTCTTGCCCGGATGCCAATGGTTTCTTCGTACCTGCACCCATCAGGCAGGTATTGCAACAACTCGACAAACTCAAACCAATGCAAGCTGTCCCGGAAAAGGTCAATGCCGTACACCTGACGGAATGCCGTGCGTATTAGCCCCGCATCCTGTTCATAGCTTGTAAGGCGTTTTCCGCCCGTTTCCGGTGCGTTTGGGAACAGGGTGGAACATAATACGGAATAAACCTTGGCGGCGTTTTTAGGGGCATTTTTGACGCAACAGCGGGCGCATAAATAGTCCCGGGCGTCCGGCAATATGTCATCCCTTTGCATGATCTCAAGCATTTTAAGAACGTTGCGGAAATCAAAGTTGCATTTGTACCGCTTGCCGTCAACCGTTATGCTGTCCGGCAACCGTTCAAACAGTTTAAGCATCCTTCATCCGCTTCTGCATATCGGATATTTTGCCAGCAAGCCGCTCCTTGAAATACTGCCCGCAAACCGTAATGACACATCCGGGGTCATCTGCGTAAAACGCCATCAATTGCGCCGCCTGTTCCTTGCCAAAGATAACCGCCGCAAAGTATTCAGCACATTCCTTGACAACCTCATCCGGGGAATCATCTGTCAATTCCTTCATTTTCGCTTGCGCCTTGGTCAGCCCGGCAACCATGCGCATTGCATCCCCGTTGACGGTCAGCGTGATTTTCTCGTCACCTTCCCGCACGGTAACTGTATCATGAACCCGGTTTAGGGTCATTTTATACCCACGCCGAAAAAGCTTCATTGTTTACCCCCTCAATTGTAAAAAAGGGGCGGGGAATGGAAGCCAAACCCCGCCCGGATAAATTATTTACGCCGCATCCGTCACGGTCGGTTTGCCGTTCAGCCGGAGCGTGCAACCAAAGGCGTTCACATCAAGCGTGGAACCGCCAAAGGTAGTAATAGCACCAACCGTTGCGGGGCAAACAATCTGCTTGCCTTCGGCAACAATCTTAACCTGCGTGTTGCGGTCTGCGCCAAGCTTGTACTGCATCCCGGCAATGTAGTCCTGCGCCTCATTGCCCGCGACACGCCGCCCGGAGACAACAAGTTCGGGAGCCGCACCCGTGGTTTCGTTGTGTGCAAAGCCCTCACCGCACAGGAAAAAATATTGCTGGTTCTGTTCGTTCTCGTTGAACTCCACGGACTCAATACCTGCGCACAGCTTCGCCCACGTGGGTTCGCCGCCTTCGGTTGCCGCCGGGGCGGTTGCAACATAAAGTTCGTTTACCCAGTTCGCATTCATGTTTTGTCATCCTTTCTGTATACTTTCACAATCAAATCCCCCGCCATCAACCAGGCGTTGTTATCCTCTCGCCCAATGACACGGGGCAAATTGCCGCTTGTAATATCCACGATTTCCCACCCATCCCCGGCGGGGTACGCCGTGCGGCGGGTCAGCGTGTCAACGATATTGTTTAGCGTGTCGGAAAGCACCTGCAAATCGTGGTGCTTGCCGTTCAGCGCAAGTGTTACGGGGATAAAGGCGTTCTTGTCCATGTAAATTTCGGACGGCGTTGACGGCGCAATTTCGCACGTTAAACCGTCACCCGTACCAAGTGCGCCCCTTGTAATTGACGCAAAATTGTCCATGCCGTCAATTAAACCCATGACCGCTTCAACGGCGGCATTTATTTTGCTCATTTGTATAACCTCGTTATTGCTTGCGCTTGTCTGCCCCATTCGGCAAGGTGATTTTGTTTCGCAACCTCACACCAACGCCAACTTGCTTGCGGGTTCACGTCTGTGTACGCTGTGGGGATTTCGTAATACTGCCGGGCGGCGTATGGCGTTTGCCATATCAACAGCCCTTCTTTCAACCTGCTGTGTATGTACGATGACATTATCAACATCCCGGTGTCCTCTTTGCAATACATATTGCAATCCCGGAGGATTTGGGAGCACAGCATTTCCCGCCCGGTTTCCCATGCGTTATCGATCTTCGCCCGTATGCTGTTTTCGTTGATCTCAATGCGCACCGCCATTATACCAACCCCACTTCGTAGTGATGCAGGTTGTCCGTGTCATCCCGCAACGCATCAACCGAAAAAACCGTGTATTCCACGCCACGCACCACAACCCGCATATCCCCAGCAAGCTTGTGCGCCGAATCAAACAGGGCGCACCAATCAAGTGCGGGGGTGCTAATGCGGGCATCAACAAACAGGATTGACCGTAAAATACAATCCGTGTTGCTCTGTGTTTTGCGGATTTCGTTGGTTGGTTGCAGGTGTACCCGCTTGACCGTGTATTCCGTGTATGTTTGATTCTGATACCTGTCAACGCCGTTGCATACTTTGACGGTCGCTGTGCTTCTCAAAATCTTTGACGGGATAGGTTTCAGCATTTTACCACCACGCTTCCACGGTTGGCACTTGCGGGTTCATCAACCCGGTTTGCTCAAGGTATCCGATTGCAAGCGGGGAAATGCTTTCGGAAAGCTTGCCGCCGCTTGCGCTGTTTGCCTTGCCTTGTACGGTCACTTTTCCAACGGTAAAGCCCGCCGAAGCGGTTTCGTTAACGGAATCTGTGCCGTTTATCGCAAGGAAATCAACCTGTGCGCACACCGCCTTTTTGTAAAGGTTTTGGTGCAAGGTGGGAAGCTTTGCAATGGTTGTTTCGTCTGCCCAATGCGTGACCGCACCGATAATGTCAGAAGCACGGGCGCAAAGGGCGGGGAAGGATGTCTCATCGGCATCCGTTCCCCCGTAAACATTTGAATAAAATTCAAAAGTTACAACGCCCATGCGCTCACCTCATCAAGTTGCGGCACTGTTGGCAATAATTCCCGCCGCACGGTTGGGCATCGCAAACGCACCGTAATAGTAACGTTCATAATACAGGTACTTGCCCTTGCTCTGCGCCGTGGGTGCGCTCATCATGGATGTTTCGTACTTAACAGGGGCGGCAACCGCAAGCGGGTCAACCATAATCAGATTGATTTGCTTTGCGGTTCCGGCGGGCACGAAACCTTCGCTGAAGTCGAAAGCGGTCTTCATGATGTCGGACGGAACTTCGGTGATACGCACGCCATCAAGGCGGGCAACATTGCGGTCAACGCCTTGGATGCCGTTGCCAACATCAACGAACCGGGTGATTCCGGCGGCTTCCTTCAGCAGTTTGTAAACCGCCGGGGTCATGTACGCTTCCACCCGGTCACGGTTGACACGGGCATCCGTCATATTGGCAAGGTAAGTGTCCCACTTTTCAAGGATGTTGGCGGCGGTCAGCGTGGTTGTGTCCGGCGTGGTGACAAAGCTGTGAAGCTTGGCGGCAAGGTAAGCGTCCATTTCGGGAATCTTTTGCAGTTCGTTGAAAGTCCGGGTGATATTGGCAATGGTTGCAACATCGTTGGTTTCGTCAATATCCATCGGGTCAACAAGGGTGTCCCATTCCCTGTCCATCTCAAGGGTTACAGGGGTGAACTCATTGTTCCAGTTCCGCTCAAACGTTCCCGTGATTTGGTCACGGTTCACGGCACGGGAACCCTTGACGGTCATGGACGGAATATACATGGTCTTGCCCATGCCGGGGCGGTACAGGTTGCTGTTATTAGCACCCCAAATTGCGCCGAAATAGGACATATAGGGGTACGCATTGGAAAGCGCACGGGAATATTCGGCGGCGTAGTTTACATCAGTTCGCACAAAAGCCATTTTGTTTCATTCCTTTCGTTATTTTTTCGCCGGGACAAAGCCCCAAGCGTTTGAGAATGCCGCAACCGCCCCTTCTTCGCCTTTGGGCATACTGCCTTCGGGCTTTGCGCCAAACTGCGGTTTGCTTGGTGCGGGGTCTGCCTTTGCGGTGAAGTATTCCTCATAATCTTTCCGCAGGTCGGCAAGCTGTTCCGTCACGGGTTTCGCCCCGTCAGCACGGTCAATCAGGTCATAAACCCTGTCAAAGAATTTGGGCTTCACATCCGCATATTCCGCACTTGTCCTTGCGGTCTGCTTGGTCTTGTACCCGTCAAACTGCCCCAAAAGTTCCTTGTATTCGGGCGTTTCTTTGACATTTACGGGCTTTTGCTCTTTTGCCCATGCTTCTTGCGCTGTCTTGATTGCCGCATCCTGTGCCGCCTGTGCCGCCCCCTTGGTAACATATCCGTCATCAAGCGCACGCCCGTACAGGCTGAAAATGCTGTCGGCACGCTCTTCCGGGGTCAAGTCACCGTTGTTCAGAATGTCGGTCAACGCCTTGCGTGTAAAAATACCCGCCATGTTTTGCTCCTCCTTTTTACGGTCATTGGAGATTGACCGCTCTCCGTGTTTAACGCCCCGGCGGGCATGATGGTATGAAAAAAAGCAACGTGCGTTTGATGCACATTGCCTGTTTCATCATGTTATTTGGAAATAAAACCTCTGATTTCCCCATTTTAATTCATTATATTGCGGATTTTTCACAAAATAGCGAATTAAAATGTATTTCCCTTGCAACTTGGTTGCAACGCAAAGCGGCGCATGATGGAGTCGAACCATCTCATACCGGGTCAAAGCCGGATGCGCTAACCGTCACGCTCATGCGCTATGAAAAATGCGTTGCAACCCGTGCGCTTTACGCCTTGCGCTTGCGTGTGGTCTTTTTCGGCGTTTCCTGCCCGTTTTCGGGCGGTGTAGCCGCCGCCGTGGGTGTTTGCTCATTCTGCGGCTTGGCGGCGTTATTCGCCGCATTTTGACCGTTTACAAGTGCGCCGCAAGTCAGGCACTTGCCATCAACAATTGCCGGATGTCTGCACCTCATGGTTTCCCCTCCCTTTCTTCAAGTATTTCTTTTGCGTCCCTGTAAAACTCTTCAAGTGATTCTTTTGCTTTCTCAGGTGCTTGCGCTGTAAGAACAAACCGTTCACCGTCAAAGTAGTACCAATCTTTGTTCGTCATGAAATACGGCATATCAAGCATAAAGTATCACCTCAAGAAATATTGGTCGATTATTTCACGCACTTGCAACGCATACGGATTCGTGCCCCCGTACTCTGTATGCACAAATGCTTCTGCAAAGAATTCGTTGACATCCGTTAACGAATAATCGCTTATTTTTACCGAACGCAGTTTTTTCCCGATCTCCCTTGCTTCTTCTCCTGCTTCTTCGGAAACATCCATAATAAATCGCCGTTCTGCCGCCCGTCTTGCTTTTTCAAGTTCGCCTATTTCTTCACGATATTGGTTAAAAATACTGCTAACACGTTTGCTTGCTTCACGCAGTTTTGAATAATCAGCACCCACAAAGTTTTTGCCGGACGTTTCCGAAGTTATTTTCATTATAGAATGCCCGAATTCGTGGGTAAATACATATCTTTCCAAATCCTTGTCCGGCACATAAGCGCAATATCCGGCATCCCGCAATTCCTTTATTCGTGCAACCATCTTTGCTTTGTTCCGACATCTAAGGGGGTTGATTGTCATTGTTGCTGTATCGTTTGAGTAATTGTGTGAAACACCCGCAAAAGCGTGCCTGTTGAAGAAAATGTCCTGCTTGTCCATCGTTGCAACTTTTACAAGCGGCGTGTCATATTTCCCAACCAATCTTCCAACAGTTTCTTCAACAGTTTTTCTTGTCCCTTCGCTCAGCCCGTCCAAATCGGCGGTGATAAACTGCAATTTTGCTTCCGGGTCATATGGCGCAGATGTCAAACCGTTTTTGATTCTGTGGTGTTCATAGGCATCAATCAAAGATTCTTTAAGCGGCTTCGTGCTTTCTTCCTGCACATCCGTTACTTCAGTTTGAATGACTTTTGGCAGTTTGGGTTGTTCCTTTGGCGTTGTTGAAACGTTCGGTGTCATCTGCCCGAACGTTTCGTTTTGTTGTGCGCCACCGCCGGAATAGAAACTGTCAATCATTTCCTTTTGCTTGCGCTCAAACTCTGTTACATCATACGTTTCAGCCGCAGGAAATTCCCTCTTTGTATATACGGCTTCCCGGTTTTGCCGCCTTGCACGCCCTGTTGCATCGCAAAATGCGTCAATATCATCATCCGTTTGCCGTATCTTTGCCCGCTGTGCCTTGATCAACTCATCCGGCGCACCTTGCGCCTTCAGCATCATCAAGTCCCGCTTTTCCTCACGGATTTTGCGCTCAAGCCCCCTTTGCTGTTGGCTTTCTTCGTAGGTCTTTGCGTTTTCCTCTTCGCTCTGTCCACCCTCACGGACAAGGGAAACGCCGGGGATGAACGGGGTAGGGTAGTGCTTGCAATTGATACCGAACAGCCCGGCGGGTTCCCCGTAGCTTGTTTCGCTCTGTGAGAAAACCTGCACTTCGTTCCCGTCAAGGTCAGCAACAACACGGGCGTTGTCTGTGCTTGATATGACCTTGCTTTGCCAAGGATAGCACAGCGGGCGTGCGCCGTTGTGATAACTCACAATATACAGGTCATTGCCGAAGTTCTGATTGGTTTCCCAAACAGCCGCACGCCCTGTGTTGAACATGGTTGTGCGGATATCCATTGCAACATACGCTTCCGCACTCCACCTGTGCCCGCCATGATCAATAAAGCCCGTTATTCCGTCACGTTGCAAACGCTTGATTGCGTGCGCCGTTGCCGTGTTCCACGCAGAAACGCCCGTCACAACCTCGCCCGCACCAATATCAAGGGCGGTTTGCGTTGCCTGTACCCTTGCGGCAATGTCTGCAACCGTTGCCCGGTATGCCGCTTGTGTACTCTCAAGCATGACCGTGTTCACAAGGTTCAGTTTGTCTGCCGCTTGTTTATAGTACAAGTTGAACGCTCTGTATTGGTTTGGTGATACAACAGGCGTTTGCGGCGGCATGAAAATGCCCTTTTTAACCGCTTCCGCAAGCTCCGGGTTGACCGCTTGCACGCTGTCAATCACAACCTGTTCAAGCATCTTTTTCAGTGCCGGGGAAGCACCCGAAAGATTGCGCCTGATAATGCGCATGGTGTCCTTGTTTACCTGCCCCATTTGCGCCAACATATCCGCTTGATACGTGATCGAAGAACGGGGGAAATTGCTTGCGTCATAATATGGGAAATAATGGGCAAGGTTTATCAATATTTGATCTGTAACCGCCCCGTAAACCTCTGCCATCTCCCATGACATAGCATCCAGAAATGCGGGGCGCATCGTTTACACCTCCCTTATTCAGCCGTCCCGAAGATTGCAAGCGGGTCAACGTTGCCCGCCGCACCTTCTTGCTTTACCCGTGCAAGCTCTTCTTCTGCCTGTTCCGGGGTCAACCCCTGTCCGTATTTGGGGTCTGTCAAGAAGGTGTATTTGCTCAATATGCCCGCACCAACAAGCATGACCCCTTCGTTGATATTGGTTTGCCTGTCTTGCGTAATACCGTCATCAAACGTTATTTGCACGTTGTACCCCGGTGCGGCAAGGCTTTCCACGCTCTGCCCGTTTTCGTCCGTCATGCCGTACAGTATGGCAACATCAATGATATTGCGCACAAGGTGTTCGATTGCCGGACGAAGTTGGTTTTGCACGGTCTTGATTGTCTTGTATGTCTTGCTGTTTTCGCTCACAACCTCCGTTGCGGTCTTCAAGCCCGTGTGTTGGTCAAACGTAAACGTGCCCGCCGAAAAGCCAGTCTGCAAACACAGGATTGACAGGAAAGCATTGATTGCCGCAACGTGTTCTTCGACACGCAATTCAACGCTGTTGTCCTTTATCTGCAAATCGTCCGGCGTATCACTTGCAAGTGCTTCATAGGTTTCGTCCGTTGCGTCAAAGTACCGCACAAGCGCACCCGTCTGCGGGTCAACCACAGAACGCACAGCACGGGCGGGCACTATAATGCGCTTTTTGCCAAGCCGGAACTCCCGGACGAAGCTGTCATAGCAAATGTCCAAGGCGTGCAACGTTTCCAAGGCATTGCCGTATATGCTCATGCCAAGCGGGGAATTGTCATCAAGGTTGTTGGCAATCGGCGTGCGCCAGTATGAAAACAGGCTTTCTTCCACGGGCACTTCGGTTTCTTCCTCAAGGTACGGATAAATTTCCGCAAGGGGATAGCGCACACCAAGAATGTCTTGCGATTCACCCGGCATTGTGCCTTTCTGCATTTCGGAGCGGTACAACTCGTTCGTTATCACATAGGTAAGCCCGTTCCACCTGTGCCACTCAAGGCGGGTGTAATAGTAACCATTCTTTGCAATACGTGACACGAACACCCCTTCCGTAACACGTGCATTGTCCCACGCAAGCGGGACAAATTGGTCTGCCATGCAATAACCAATCATGATTTTCCGGGTTTCGGGTAACTCGTTGCCGTTTTCATCGTGCTTTGACTCTGCCCAAACCTTCAAGGCGTTGCCGCCCAACGCAAGTGCTTCTTCAATGCTTTCCTGCATCTTTTCCCGGAAAGCGTTGCACGCAAGCACGCCTTGCACAAAGGCGTTCAGCGGGTCGGGGTTGTCATCGTCACTTTCCCGCCCGTCAATGCTCACGTTGACCGTGCATTCCTCACCCCACACAAGGGAAGCCATTTCTGCGCAAACCGCCTTTGCCATGTTCATCCGGTACATTTCCCGGCGTGCCTTTGGGTCTGCAATGGTAGGGGCGGGGACAATGTGCCAAGCCTTGTAAAAGCCCTTCCAAAGCCATTTCCAAATGAATATTCCGAAATCGTAAAACTGTTGGAAAGACGGCACGCCCGCAAGGTCAAACACGCTTTTGTATTCCCTTGCAAGCCCCGTTCCCGCAACCGCTTTTTGCATACCGCTTTTCCACCTTCTTTTCAAGTTGTCCAACCATTGCCATTGCATTACCTGCTCCACCCCTCAATCAATACGGGGATGTCCCGTTCATACGCATATTCAAGCGCGTCAAGGCTGTCAATGTTGGTTGTGCCGTTATCAAGTCGCACATCCTCTGTGACCTCTTTGCTGTCCCAAATTGCGCTTTTCAATGCGTCAATTGTCCATTTGCACCCGCTATATATCTTGAACCGCCCCGAACCCATAAGGATGCACAACGCCCTTATGCGGTCGTTTATCGGCTTTTTAAGGGCGTTTCCGATATTGACGGGGAGATGTGCTTGCGCCGCCGCCGTCCTCAACCCGTTTATCAAGGTTTGTTCCGCGCTGTCGCACCAAACATCCGTGACAAGCCAACGCATTTGACAGCGGCGCACAAAATCAACAAAGTCCTGTTGTAGCTTTGTGGGGTTCAAGGCTTCCTGCTCCCGGTATTCGTCAAGCACAACAAGGCTGTTCCCGGCATGACCCAAGCAACAAAAGGCGTGCGCCGATGTGCCGCCGCCAAAGTCAACCCCAATGGTTGCCCGTTGCACCCGTGGCAGGTCATCAACAACAAAGCGTTCTGGTTGATCTGCGAACAATTGGTATATCAACCCTTCAGCAACCGCACGTTCACCAAGTATGTCACGCCTGTACCAAACTGTGTTCGGGTCATATCTGCTTTCAATCTCCGCAATCCGTTCCGGTGTTATTGTTGCGTTGTCTTTGATGGTGAAGTGTTGATACAGATAACCGCCCGCAAGCCCTTGCTCCCTGTACTTGTCAATATAATCTTCGTATATCCGTGCCTTTGGGTTGCAAGGGTTCAAATCCCAAAGCGTAAACGGGTGCTGTGCGGCAATCTGTCTCCCCGTTGCCACTTTCAAAAAAGATATGCGGCTGTCCACGCTGTCAAAGTGTTCGTTGATCTCTGTGGCAATCCAAAGGCCGTAACTGTTGCCCAATATGCGCTTGTACGCATCAGCCTTTGCACCGCCAACGAATATAACGATCTTTTCCCCGGTCTGCGTCTGTATGTACAGGGCTTCATTGTCCCTGTACTTGCCCCACCTGCAACGCCCCCGGAACAGGTTTTCAAGCCCAAAGCCATTGCAAACGCCGATGTTCAATTTCGCGTTGCCAATGGTTGACCCGCTTGCAAGGTGATATTTGTCCGGCGTTTGCTCAAGATACGCCGCCGCTATTATGCAATGGTCAATTGTCTTGCCGCTTCTGATCGCCCCTTCTGCAACGCACATACGGTTGCGCAATGCGGCTTTGATGTATGCTTTATGCTTTGGCGAAAACTGCCCCCAAGGGATTGTTGCTGTTTTACTCATCCTTCAACAACTCCACAAGCGGGGAAAGGTCTTCAACGTCCGATTTACCCGCATCCTGCATATCGTCTGTTAAGTCTTTGTAAGCGGCAGTCAGGTCACGGAGCCGCTTTATGTCGGTCAGGTTTCTTCCTTTGTAATCCCGGTGTTCTGTTGCCTTCACGTTTGCAAACTCATCGAAAAGCCTATCAAGAATCAACAAACCCTTGCGCTTGATGTCAGCGGCAAGGGTTGCGTTATCTGCTGTCTTTTTTGCGGTTTTCTGTATTACCTTTTCAACCACTTTTTCACCGGCTTGTGTACGTTCTTCCGTCCACTTGCCCTTGACCGCCCTTTTTTGCATGGTTCCGAACGGAATCCCATACTTATCAGCAAGGGCACGTTGCGAGATGCCCCCGGCAACGTATTCCGCTTTTATCCTGTTCCAATCAGGATTTTTTTTGCCAATGGGTATCACCTCCCGTTATCCGCATACACAAACCGAATACTCTTTGATGTTTTCTGCCTTCCGATGCAACAATTATAAACATCCTGCGTCCTGCATCCGAAAGCCCTTCCTGCATCTGCAAGCGAACCGTATTCGGCAATCAGAGTACCGTTTCTATCATAGCAAAGCACATTCCGGGCGTTGTACGCTTTTTCGCCCATTCGTTTCTTTGCACCTCGCCGGATTGCTTCAATGTCGCATTTCCCTTTGTGGGATGCGCTCAATTTCGCTTTGTGTTCCGGGGAAAGATGCTTTCCGTACATTGAATTATTCGTGCCAGAGTGACAACCGCTTTCCCGAACCTTCTTCAAGGCTTCTTCGCTGATCTTGTATCCCTTTGGATGGTAACCTCCCGGTTGTACATTGTACCCGTGTTCCCTCTGGTTTGTCCTGTACATCAGGATGTAATCACGCTCACAATCTGCGGCTTCTTCTTTGGTATCACAGACACGAAGAATTTCGTGCTTTATGTTATCCCATCCGCTTTCTTTGATTGCGTTTACCATCAGAACTTGACTGTAATACCCGTGGTTCCATCCTTTCCACCGTCTTTCCGGTTTTTGAGAAGTCATCCCGACATACTTTTTCCCGTCCGGGAATGTGTGCATATAGACATACCATGCCATGTGTGTTGCTCCTTTCTTCCGTTGCTCGTTCGTTTATATTTCGCATAGAAAAGCCGGGGGCGAGCAACAAACCCCCGGCATCACGCTTGCAATCGTGTTCTATGCACCCCAAACCCTTTCGGGTTGAAGTCAGTTTTCTTTCTCCGCTTCACCTTTGTTCAGCTTGTCCAGTACGATCATTCGCACCAAACCGCTAACAGAGATTCCTTTCCGGTCGGCTATCCGTTTCAGCCGTTCCAGAATTTCCGGGGAGAAAAACACGTTGATCCGCTCGGAGTTGGCTTTCTTTCTCGGAGTCATACAATGCACCGCCTTTCATGTGCATTGTATCACCATATTGTCACCTTGTAAACCTAAAAAGGTGACCTGTAGTAGTTTCCTGTCGCAACGGCTTCCCTTATCTCTTT